CGCTAAGGCTAGCTGCATGACCCAATCCGATCTGCGCTTAGAGCCTAGCGTAAGGATTCCGCCCAAGGGATCGCAGACCTATCGCTTATTGCTGGCGATGAGGAACGGTCAGAGGCTGACGGTAGCAAAGGCTTTGAACGAACACGGGTGCTACGCATTGAGCCAAAGGTGTACCGATCTGCGCAGGATGGGCTGGCCGATCCAGTCGAGGACTCTCAAGATGCCCTCGGGAGCGCATGTGAGCGAATACTGGCTGCCATGAGTCTGGACGCAGACGAGATATTTCGGCAAATCATGGAAGCTGGCGAGGCTTGGGCTGATCGCAAAGCAGCGTTCTGTGCGCTCGATGATGTAACGGCCACGGTCAAAGCGGATCTTACCACCGACTTCTACACGTCTTGCTCAAGCAAAGCCGAGGCTGCGGAGCGCGCCCTTGCATCAGCAAGGTACAAGGAACACATCGCCAGCGTTGCAGGCGCCAGGAGGGCTTGGCTGCTGTCCGAGGTCAAGTACAAGAACCTGCAGCTATTGGCAGAACTGCGCCGGTCAGAGGAATCGACAAGAAGGGCAGAAATCCAACTTCGATGATGGACCTTCGAAACAGAACTTTTGGACGCCTCTATGTGATTTCTGAGGGTCCGCGACGACCCAATAGCATCCGTACTTGGAGTTGCGCTTGTGATTGTGGGAATAAGGCGTTAGTTCAAGGCGGTAATCTTCTTAATGGGCATACGACAAGTTGCGGATGTCGTAATCAAGAGGTACGCATTTCGTCCAATACAAAGCATGGGCAATACAGTAGTGGCAAGCCATCAAAAACCATGAATGCGTACAGGAACATGATTCGTCGCTGTCACGATCACAGAAATAATGCTTTCAAGCATTACGGTGCGCGTGGCATCAAGGTTTGTGATCGTTGGAGATATTCCTTCGAGTGGTTTGTTGCTGATATGGGCGAATGTCCTGCTGGACTTACGCTAGAGCGCATTGACACGAACGGGAACTATGAGCCCTCCAATTGCAAATGGGCTACTTGGAAAGAGCAACAAAACAACCGGCGCAACAACGTAAAGCGCAGGTCTGAGATGGGATTGCGGTGAGCAAGTACAACAACCGCAGGGTCAATACCTCTGATGGCTGGTTTGATAGCCAAAAAGAGCTAAGGCGGTGGGGAGAACTTCAGCTATTGCAGAAGGCAGGGGAGATTACAAATCTCAGGCGTCAAGTGCCTTACGAGTTGATTCCCAAGAACGGCAAGCTCAGGCACATCGTGTTCATCGCAGACTTTGTATACGAGGAAAATGGCAAGGAAGTGGTTGAGGATTCCAAGGGCTATCGCAACCGGCTCTACATGCTCAAGTGGCGGTTGATGCTTGATCGACACGGAATCCAAGTTCTTGAGACGTGATTGTTCCACGATGAACAAGTAGCTACATATAAGTAGCTACGTTGCACTTCACCTTGCATATGAGCAACATGCCATCCGACGACGCCGTAACGCCGTCATTACTCCTCCCAGGTAGTCTTGGCCCGGCGAAAGTCGGGCTTTCTTTTTCAGAATCATAGGAGTTAAGACAACTTGGCCGGTGGCGCACCAATCGGAAACAAGAATGCCACGAAGAACAGGCCAATTACTGAAGCCCTGCGGCGCGTTTTACTTGCCGAAGATGGCAAGAAGCTTCGGGAGTTGACCGAGGCCATCGTCAAGCGGTCTATCGAAAGCAGCGATGCAGCGGCAAGAGAAATTCTTGAGCGCATCGAGGGCAAGGTTCCGCAGCAAGTCGATCATGGCAACGCTGACGGCGAGCCCTTCGTGGTGAAGGTTGAGCCAAGCGACGCTAATCTGTGATCCTCACCGCGAAGCAATCTGAAGCAAACGCAGTTCTGCAAACGAGCTCCAGGCATATTTTGCTGGAGGGTGGATCGCGCTCTGGAAAGACTGCGCTGCTTGTGCGAGCAATCATCCAGCGAGCCATCAAAGCCGCAGGCTCGCGTCATGCAATCGTTCGCTTCAGGTTCAATCATTGCAAGGAATCAATAGGCATGGACACGTTGCCGAAGGTCATGGCTACGTTTCCAGAGCAGGTGCGCGGCAGGATGAATAAGAGCGATTGGTTTCAACAGTTGCCGAACAAGTCTGAGATATGGCTCGGCGGCATTGACGACAAGGAAAGAACAGAGAAGGTGTTAGGTAAAGAGTTCGCCACCATCTTCCTGAACGAGTCCTCGCAGATCCCGCTCAACTCTCGCAACCTGATTGTGACCAGGCTTGCGCAGAAGTGCGCTTACGAGATGGAAGGTCAACAGCGGGAACTGGCGCTGAAGCTTTACTACGACTGCAATCCGCCGAATAAAGCCCATTGGCTCTATCAGATGTTCCACAAGAAGCTGGACCCTGAGACGAAGAAGCCGCTTTCCAATCCTGACGACTACCAAGCCTTCAGGATCAATCCGAGGGACAACGTAGAGAACCTGCCGGCGGATTACATCAAAGAGCTGGAGGGTCTTTCCCAGCGTATGCGCAAGCGCTTCCTCGAAGGAGAGTACGGCGACGCGGCGCCAGGAGCGTTGTGGACAGACGAGATGATCGACAAGTGGCGCGAGGACACCATGCCCGACATGGTGCGCGTGGTGGTCGCTGTAGACCCCTCTGGAGCAGATGATGAGGACAACGCACATAACGACGCAATCGGGATCATCGTTTGCGGTATCGGGACTGATGGGAACGCCTACATGCTTGAGGATTGCACTGTCAAAGCTGGCCCCAAGACTTGGGGCTCTGTAGCAACCACAGCTTATGACCGGCACAACGCTGACCTGGTTATTGGTGAGGTCAACTACGGCGGCGAGATGGTCAAGTTCGTGGTGCAGTCATCGAAGCCAAATATCCCGTTCAGGAAGATCACCGCATCCAGGGGCAAGGCTCTCAGGGCCGAACCTATTGCTGCGTTGACTGAGCAGGGAAAGATCAGGTTTGCGGGGAGGTTCCCGGAGCTTGAGGACGAACTGTGCGCGTTTACGACGCACGGTTACACGGGATCTGACTCACCGAACAGGGCCGATGCGTTCGTGTTCGCCATGAGCGAGTTGTTTCCGGGAATTGTTCATGAGAAGGTGGAGAAGAAGCCGCGCCAGCGCGGTTACGGCTTGAGTTGGCAGGGATGACCATTACGAGAGGAATGGACATGGCAAAGAAAGCGAAGAAGAAGGCAGCGAAGAAGGTTGTGCACCCGAAGCTGACGGCGCTGCAAAAGGTTGCGGCCGTCTCGGTGGCCGTCGAAGCCCTGCGGGCGAGCGTTGCTACGGGTTCGAAGTCGGAGATCGACCACGTGCAGGCAACGCTTGCTGATATCGCGGCAAAACTCTCAGCGATCAAGTAAGTGGAAGTAGGACTGCGCGAGTACAAGGCAGCATCTTTGCGGATTGCCATTGCAGAGTGCCTGCCGGAACACATGCGCGCCCTTGTGCGGGAGATAGTTTCCGTGCAGTCCACGAACCCTCGCAAGGGGGATGCTACAGCTTTGATGTGGCAGACCTGCGCAGAGGCGGATAAGTGGTGGTTCTCGCTCCTGGTGCACGTCAAGCCGTTTGATGACGGGATGAGCATGGAGCAACTTCTGCACTGGTATGCGAAATTTGGCTTCGTGAAGATTCAGGACGCAGCCGACGATGGCACGCCAGCGGTCCTCATGGTCCGTAACCCGCAACCGCCAAAGATTCAACTGGTGCATTGATGGCCATCTACGACACCGACGAGCCGGCAAAACCTGACGGCAACAAGGGTGAGTCCGACGAGGACATTCTTGCGCTGGCGAGACAGCAATACCGCATGTGCGAGGACGCTGAGGGCGATCGCGCGGACGCGAAGGAAGATCTCACTTTCCTGCTTGGCGGGGAGAACCAGTGGGATGCGCGCGCTGTGGCAATACGCAAGGCCGATGGGCGCCCGGTTATTACAGTCAATGATCTGCCTACGTTCTTGCATCAGGTCACGAACGACCAGCGGCAGAACAGGCCCAGCATCAAGGTTCATCCGGTTGACGACAACGCAGATATCAAGACTGCCAAAGTTGTCCAGGGGATGATCCGGCATATTGAATACGACTCCAATGCTGACGTGTGTTACGACCGATCGGTTAACTCAGCGGCAGCAATAGGATTCGGTTTCTGGTATCTGGACACTGAGTACGAGGGAACGAGCGACAACCAGAAGATTGTGTACAGGACGATCCGCAACCACTTGTCGGTGCACATAGACCCGCTGGCGGTTGAGGCTGATGGTTCGGACATGGGCTTTGCGTTCATCGAATCGTTGATGAACCGAAAGGATTTCGAGAAGGAATACCCGAATGCGAAGGCTTGCGATCAGAGCGTTTTCGCAGGCAACAGCGATTATTCAGGCTGGCTCTCGGATCAGACAGTTCTCGTGTGTCGTTACTACTGCATCAAGAAAACTCAAGAGGACGTGGTGCTGCTCTCGAATGGCGAGCACGGGTTCAAGAAAGACCTTGTTGCCATGCCAGAAGGCGTGACGGTCTTAAAGACGAGGAAGGGCGAGCGCAGGAAGGTCATGCTCTACAAGATAACGGGCGTGGACATTCTTGAGAGTACCGAGATTAGGTGCAAGTGGATTCCTGTATTCCCTGTTTACGGGGACGAGATAGATATTGAGGGCAAGGTCAATAGGGCAGGACTGGTGAGGAACGCGAAGGGGCCGTGCCAGGCGTACAACGTGATGATTTCCGGGGCGACAGAGGAAGTCGCATTGCGCACGAAGTCGCCTTACATCGGCGCCGAGGGCCAGTTTGAAGGGCATGAGGATGAATGGGATCAGGCGAATAACAGGGCTTTCCCATACCTCGAATACAAGCCCAAGGCTCTGGATGGTGCGCTTGCACCGCCTCCGCAACGCCAGCCAATGGCAGATATCCCCACTGGGATGCTGGCTATGGCGATGCACGCCCAAGACAACAAGAAAAAGACGATGGGGCTGTTCGATGCTTCGTTAGGAGCTCGCGGAACAGCCACAAGCGGAGTGCAGGAGAAAGCCCAGCAGCGCGAGGGCGATATGGCGAACGTCCACTACATGGACGGGTTGCTTCGGACTCTGCGGCACTGCGGCAGGTGCATCGTGAGCATGATCCCGAACTACTACGACACTCGCAGGACTGTGAGGATGTTGGGCGAGGACGATACAGGTAGTTCGGCGGAAATCAACGCGCCGCAGATCGAGCAGACGCCGAACGGTCCAGTTGAAACTGTGCTGAACGATCTCACTGTGGGCGAGTTCGATGTCACCGTGTCAGCAGGGCCTAGCTACTCCACGCTGCGTCAGGAGGCTGCTGAGGGCATGGCCGAGAACATGGCGAAGAATCCTGCCTTGTGGGGAGTCATTGGGGATCTGTACGTGAAGAATCAGGACTGGCCCGGGGCTGATGCGATGGCCGAGCGGATCAAGAAAACCATTCCGCCGAACCTGATCGCAGACGAGGACAAAGAGGACGACGACCCTGCTAATGCCGTGATCCAGACGCCCAAGGGACCGCTGCCCGTGGCTCAAGTGCCGCAGGTACTTGCAGGGCTTGAGGAGCAGTTGATGATGGCTGGCGAGGCTGTGGAGAAGTCTCAGGCCGACAAGAACGCAGCGGCTGTGCTGCAACAACAGAACGCGCAGAAGGAACTGGAGATCAGGGCGCACGAAGCACAAACCAAAGAGTTTGAGGCCGCAACCGCAAGGAAGAAGGCAGAGGACGAAGCAACTCAACGCAAGCTTGATGCGTTTGTAGAGGCTGAGAAGTACCGAGCCGAGCAGCTAAAGGCCAGGGTAGAGGAGATCAAGGCGCGGAATCAGGATGCGGCTCAAGGCGAGGCTGAAGCACAAGCGCAGGCGCAACAGTTGGCAGAGGCTGAAGCTGCGGCTCAAGCTGATGCTCAAAAGCCTTCCCTTGAAGACGTGGCGCAGATGATGATGGCTTCGAGGCAGCAGATTTCAGGCATGACGATCACCAGCCCGAGCGGGCAGGTATACAAAGTCGATGTGAACAGCAAGCACTAAGAGGAATTAGAAAATGTCAGCCACCAACGCCTTCGAGACCTCGCTCTTGGGTTTACTTTTCTTAAACGTAGACGCTGCCAACGTGGGGGATGCAGCTGGTTTGCAGAACTCCGCTGCGGCTGGCGTGTTCTGGATTTCACTGCATACGGCTGATCCTGGCGAGGCAGGCACGCAAGCAACGAGCGAGACTGCATACACGAACTATGCCCGCCAGGACGAGGCGCGAGACGCGGCCCAGTGGACGGTGACGAACGACGTAGCGGACAACGACAACGCGATCGGCTACCCGGCATGCGGGGTGACTGGCGCAACGCTGACGGACTTCGGTCTTGGCTCTGCGAATGCTGGCGCCGGGAATCTCTTTCTCAAGGGAACCCTGACTGCACCGCTGATCGTTTCATCTGGTATTACGCCCAGTTTCGCCGCTGGCGCGCTCGATGTAACTCTTTCGTGATGGAGATCAAATGGTCTACGTGAAATTGCTCAAGGACGTGGCTGAAGGCGGGGTGGAACACGCTCCTGGCCTGACCCTGAAAACCACCGCTCGGCGCATTCCAGGCTCCAACAAGCTGGAGGTCACGCCGTACGTGAAGGACGAGATTGTGACGATGCACGAGGAGTCCGCGAAGAAGTGGATCAAGCGCGGCCTGTGCGAGATCGTGAAGCGCTGATGGTCGCCATCGTCAGGAACGATCTGCTGCAACGCTCCCTGGTTGCTGTAGACCATGAGGGCGATCTGGTAAAGCTTAAATTCGGCAACGTAGAGATCAAGATGAGCTATGTCGATGCCCTGCAACTAGCCCAGTGGATTCGCGTGCGCGGGAAAGAGGCCAAGAACACCGCCGGAGACAAGCGGCACTGGCTAACCGCTGTCGGGACATTGCACGACGCCAGTGTCACGAGGGGCTGACACGATAGCGTACTCGGCGACGTGGAAGAAGCTTGCGCTGATCAAGGAGTCCATCCGGCGCGCACATTCTTTCGGGCGCGTGAGTGATCTGCCGAGCAAGTTGCTGCCGCCAAGACCACCGCGCGTCCGTATAAAAGTTATGTGATCTGATGGCGCTCACTAGTTCATACACGGTTGAGCACGCCCAGGCAGACGGGCGCCGATGGGTATTGGAAAGTCACGTTGACTCGCTGTTACGCGAGCACGTTCGTTCCTATCTCGCCA